TAGCACTCTTCTTACTTTTCTTGCCGTCATCAGCAGGGTCATCAGCAGGCTTGTCACCTTGACCACTGGGATCGCCATCACTGGGATCACCGGGACTGTCACCGCCTTGATCCCCGGGTTGTGGTGGATCTTGTGGCTTGTCCTGTGGCTGTGGCTTGTCCTGAGGTTTCTGCTGTTGCAAACGATTGTTCAACTCAATTGCAATTTCAACAATCTTTGCAGTACTACGTGCTTTGTGTGCAGACTTGAGTGCCCACGACAGATGTTCTGCGTATGGTGATTGATCAACGATCGATGGATGCGTGATGCTGTATCCGTTTAAACGCCGTCCCTCAATCGCAAGCATGAACGGGATGTTCTTGAAGTCATCAGGCTGAACATACCCATCCTTTTCCAACACAGCGTTGGTGAGATTCTCAAACAGCGCACGTGCATTCGGTGCGTAGTTTGATTCATACACGCAACGCTCGATGCGTGGATCTTCAAGTCCGTTGATCAGCGAAGACACGAACGAACCGTGCTTATCACGTGCATCCTCCCAAGGCTGATTGGTAGTGAACCACACGTGACCTAACTCGTGCAGTGCATAGCCAATCAATTTGTTGAACAACTTCTTGTCAACAGCCTTGGTCTCATCGATGCTTGGGAAGATGACGTTGGCATCAACACCTTTGCCAACTTTCTTGGCAGATACACCGGCGGTCTTGCCATTCCAAACAACAGTGAGTTTGTCGAAGTGATTACCAGTGGCGTGGAATACACGCTCAAGGGTAGCCTCAACACCACGTTTGATTTCGATACCTAACATGAAACCTCCTATAAAGATTTGATGAAGTCAACAGTGTTGATTTGAGAAACGTACACGCCCGTCAACTCAGCCTCGCAGTCGGACGGGAACTTGTTGATGATTGCATTACGGAATGCGATATCAACAGGCAACCCACGCTTGACTGAACGTGCCCACGCAAACAACTGGCGCAGTGATGGGGGCTGTGTCAACAACCCTGCACGTGCTTTCTCACGTGCAACGTTCGCAAACTTGACGATGATTTCAGACGCAGTCAACGACAAGCCTGTGCGCTTTGCAATCAACTCGCTCTCATGCACAGCGGTGAGGTACTCGAAACGCAGTGTGAAAGAGAACCTATCCAAGAACGCAGTGTTCTGCTCACGAACCCCGGCGAAGTTACCACTGTGATCACCGTGACCGTTGCTATTATCAGCACCGAAGAACACGACATGAGATGCAACCTTGATGCGCTCACCTGTCTCGCTGATGGTGACTGCACGGTGCGGAGACCGCTCACACAGCGCATGGAGAACAGCGAGTGACTGAGCACGTGCGAAACCGATCTCATCGAGCAGAACGATTGCACCGGGATGCTGAATCGCCTGAGTGATGATGCCGGGTTTCCAAACAACGTTGCTGTTCTCAATCGAATTACCGCCAATGAAGTCAGCACGTTCAAGTGCCTCATCGAAGTTGATTCGATACAGCCTGCGTCCAAGGCGTGATGCAACCTGAGAAACGAACTCGGTCTTGCCGGTGCCACGTTCGCCTGCCAACCACACGTTGTCAGGAAGTGGATCGTCCAGTGCGATCAACGTCTGATGCAAGTGCGATGGATTGAACACGTAGTCATCGACAAGTGCCGGTGCGTCAGGGTCATTCCAAACACCGACTTGCATGTCACCGAAGTCCACGCTGTCATAACGGCAAGTGTCAGCACCGAACACGTCACGTGCAGGCTTGAGATCGAACGTGCCAAGTGTCTGTGCAATCTCAGCCATGACCTCACGCTTGGTCTCGCCACGGAACTCGTTGAACAACTGCGAGACAGATGCACGGATCGTTGCATCGATAGCAGACTGATCAACCACTGGACGCTGAATCGAATCCAGTTTACGGCGCAGATCCGCATCGAGTTTGCCGAAGTCCTGTTTAAACGTGTTGACGTTCTTGTCGATCTCATCACGCAAACGGAAGAGCGAGGACTGTGCATTCTCAACTTGCTGAACAGCGTCAAGCGCACGGCTCGATGCAGTCTTGATTTGATCACGCAGATCATCAGAGATCACAGCGGACGTTGGTGCTTGAGCAACAGCGTTGGCAAGGTCATCGAATGTAGCGTGACCGTCATTGATCAGAATGGTCACATCATTGAGTGCCTGCTCTTTGTCGTTGGTTGCAAGCATTCCTTTCGCAACGAGAACAGCATTGAGTTTTGCAAGGGGTTGCAATGCGATTTTGCTTTTGATTGATTGTAGGGTCATCTTGATTAGCCTCTTGATGTTTAGTTAGTTTCGATTAACAGGGTCATGCGATCTGCGGGGCAGATTGGTGCGCCAACGTTCGCCCATTTCTGAGACAGACGCACTGTGTACCCGCATGACGGGCAGTGCGCTTTGAGCATACGTGTTGACTGCACCTTGACGTTGTGACCAACGTTTAGTTTGGCGTGAGGATACTCGCCCAGTGATTCAACAATCGGTGCGAAGTTGAGTTTAAACGCAGTGCCAATGACGGTGCTTGTGAGTTTGCCCTCAAGCCACAGGGCACGAGCGCACTTGCCAAACTTCCTGCCGTGCCCATCACCATCGGTTGATGCGTGAGCGAGTTCGTGCATCAGGATGCCCAACACCTGAAACGGATCGTCCTCGACAGGCGAGATCAGAATTTCGTGAGTGTTGTCATTCGATGCAGATGGTGACCAGTGCTCACCGATTGCCTTGTGGAGAGCACGAACCTTGCGGGATGGGAAACCGCACGTCACACGGATCTTGTCGGGCAGTGGGAAACCTACCTGAGCGAACAGCGGACGCACCTCGTTGGTTGCTGTCTGCAACCAGTCTTCACGTGTTTGATGATTGATCATTTTGATTAGCCTCTCTTGGTTAAACAGGTTTGTGTTGAAGTATTTGATTGCGTGTATCAACGATAGCCGCAAGAATGTTTTCTTCATCGAACGCTGACATTGCGCTGATTGCCCTGCATAAAAGACGAATGTCGTTTTTCAAATGATGAAGAGCACCATTGCGAACGCTCTCTCTTTCGTCTTCAATTTCTGATATACCTCCAATCAGGACAGGGTTTTCGATTCGACGTTGACAATCGTGAACAGCCAAAGTCAAATCGGTGATGATTTCGCTGTAATCAACTGCCACAACATGTGAATCAAATCGGTTGCTACTTCTTTGCACAGATGGATTTGATTCAACATCTAATCGAATCCGGTTGGACGTAATGATTTGTTTTTTAATGCATGGAACAAAAATTCTTTTCATGATTAGCCTCTCGATGGTTTAAACCGCACGATTGCGGTGTTTGGTTTTACGGGAATACTTCACACGAACAGTGTGACGGCCTGCGCCACACGAACGTGAATGCTTTGCTACAAAGTTGCGTTGTTTCATTGCGGTTCCTTTCATTGATAATTAAAGTGCGTAAACGCCCCATTCGCCGGGATTGACGCACTCTGCGAATAACCCGTGCTTTGAGAGGATCGCATCCAGTTTTGGATTGGTATCACTCCCCCACACTTTGTATCCCTCCCAGTAATTGACCCACTCGCCACTGTTGGATTCTTCTCCGCTGATAGCGAACCCATCAATGTCGGAACGTGTGAATGTAGGTACACCGAGTTTTTTCAGTTCATTAAATGCGTTGCGATAGTTCTTTTTCATAAAGTCTCCTGAGTTAAATGCTTGAAGTGATTGAATGGAAAGTTAAAGCACGAACATGAGACAGGCTGTCTCTCGTTGCACTCGCACGAAGTGCAACAGGCGAAAGCCTGAAGAGCGAACATCGAATGCGTGTGTCGAATGTGTAGGTGATCACTGTGCAGTCGATGACTGTGAGATTCTTTAATGGGGTCTCAACCCCCTCTCAGTAGCAGTCACGCCAACCTTTCGGTTGCTTGATCGTCATGTCATCCCGACATTACTGATCAAGTACTTTCTCATCGATCACTATTGATCTCCGAAGTCCACCAGTTTGTTAGCCCGGTGTCGCTACGTTCGAGGAGAGGACTGCTTTGACTACAACCCCTCTGCAACCTTTTTTTGAGACGCTATGCTATGTGCGCTGTGGCACGTTGAACGTCTGCCCTATTCATCTCCACGTGCGCCCTGTTAGGTAAGTGGTGCGCTGTGTGGTGATCCAGTAACTGGCATCGAACTGGTACAACGGAATCAAGTTTAAACAAGTACTAGCACGAACGCAAGTGGCAGTTCTAGCACCAACTGGTCACAAAATGACCACCTAGCACTGGTGCGGGTTCCAAGGGGTTTAGACCCGCTGGAAACGAATTTGGGACAGATCAAGCCGGGGGATTCGCCCGGAGGGCAACAGGCAACCTAGGCAGAGAAAAGAGAGAGGCACAGAGACCCGTTTAAGAGATCTCAGATACATCCAGTTGAAGAGGTGATGTTGTGCATCACGTTCATCAATGCGAACAGGTGTTGACAACCAACGTTTAAACAACGAAGGTCAGATGCAATTGCACGAGTACATTGCAAAGTGCAAGCACTAGCACGTCAACACGAACAGAGGATCGAAATGAAGAGAGATGAATTGATCGAAGCACTGGAATCAGATGCGATAAAAATCGATGAAGAGATTTCAAGCACGAACACGCCCGAGCCGGGAAATAGCGAAGCGATGCGGATTGCTGTGGCAAAAATAAGAGAGAAGAGAACAAAGAGTGGAAAGGTGTATGGAGTGAAAGACAAAGAGGGCAATCCACACAAAAGGCTCACAGCGTCCATGCAACTGTTTGTCAATCATCTGCTATCAGGCGATACCAAGTTGATGGCGTATAGAAAAGCCTACAACGTCAAGACAGAGAACGATGCGAGTGTGCTTGGCAATGCGAACAAGTTGATGAGAGATGAACGGATCATTGCACTATTGGGGTCTTTGTCAGAGGTTGTGCAAGAAAAGGTGATCGAAGATTCAGTGCGAACTCGCCGTCACGTCATGGAGCAACTGTTTAAACACGCTGAGAACTCCAAGACCGAATCAATCAAACTCAAGGCACTGGAGTTGATGGGACGTGCAGTCGGTATGTTCACTGACAAAGTAGAGACCAAAGTCGAAGAGATCAACACTGAGAA